CGAAGTTAATTTGAATGGGTATGAAACGGTTTATTCAGCCTCGTTCAACACCACAGGGGGCGTTCAGGATTATGATCTTCAGGCTATTATATCCGAGAAAGCGGCGGATGACTCGGGTCTGGCTTATTATAATAAAGTCGGAAACAATCGATTGATGATTAGAAAAGTATTTTATAAGACCCCTGCTGCCATGTGGAGATTCTACGGATATTATGGGGGCCTTAACACCGTGGGTAATTTACAGAACTACGGTCAGTGGGCTGATGATTCACAATTCCAGATTGTTCCCGTCTGGCAGAACAAGCTTCAGAACATGGCTTTTCAAGACGCAATTTACACACGAAATTCTCAATATTCTTTTGAATTAAAAAATAATAAATTAAGAATTTTCCCCAACGCCACTTCCGCTGGACCTAAGAAGATGTGGGTGGAATTTGTCATTGCCAATGAAAACCAGCCATGGCAAGAGGATTCCAACAGGCTCAACAATGTGAGCGGTGTTAACAACATGAATACGGCTCCATTTAAAAACTTAATTTACGAACATATCAATTCGATGGGTAAGCAATGGATTCGTCGATTTACCTTGTCTCTGTGTAAGGAAATGCTCGGCTTAGTTCGAAGCAAATTCGGAACCATTCCAATTCCCGGCAATAACCTTTCTTTGAATGGTGACGCTTTAGTGAGTCAGGGGAAAGAAGAACAGACAGCACTGAGGGATGAACTGAGAACCACGCTTGAAGAATTAACATATTCGAAGCTGGTTGCCGAAGACGCCGCCAAGATCGAGTCGGTTCTCAAGGTCCAAGAACGAATGCCTCTTCCAATATTTCAGGGGTAAATAAATGTCGAACGATAAAAATAAATGGTCCCAACCGGCTGCCCCCCCTCCTCCACTTTTTGTTGGACAGAAAGAGAGGGACCTCATTAAACAAGTTAACGATGAACTAATTGAAGATGTCATCGGTCAACAAATACTGTATTTTCCGATAAGCCAAGAGTATACAAATTATCACCCTGTATATGGCGAGGCTATTCATAAAACTTTTATGCCCCCAATCAGAGTTTATGTTCTCATTGATTGGGAGGGCGATGCCACAACCTTTATGAATAACGTCGCCGTTGACCGATACACCACTATCAATATTCACTTTCACAAACGTCGACTTACGGAAGATCAAGATCTGAATGTTCGTGTCGGAGACTTCGTTCAATATGGTGACAGCTTTTACGAAATCGTGACACTGGACGAACCACAGGAGATCTTCGGACAAAATAAACACCGAATGGAAATCTCAGCCAAGTGTATTTACTCAAGAGAGGGATTGTTCAATGCCGAATGATAAAGACCATACTGGAGTCGATGACCCAAGCATTGTTGAGGAGAGGATTATCACTCCTTCAACTTTGGAAACTATCGATGCCGCGTTCTTCGAATATGTGGACCAGAACTTTAATATTCATTGTGAAACTAATAAAGGCTTTGCCAAGGTTCCCGTGTTGTGGCTCTCAGCAGAAAGAGCATTCCAAATTAAAAATAACCGAGACGTCCGAAATAACAAAGACGCTCTGGTCCTCCCAGTAATGACAGTGGAGAGGACTTCCGTTATTAAAGATCCCAATCGAAAAGGAATTTTTTACGGAAACATTCCTGAGATGTTTGATGCTCAAGGTGGTTCAATTGTAATTGCTCGGAGAATCAACCAAGATAAGACCAAGAACTTTGCTAACGCCGATACATATCGCTACGCCAAAGGCGGTCGACATCAAATAAATTTCCCTGGCAAAAACGAGAAGGTGGTTTATCAAAGCATTTCTATTCCAATGCCAGTTTATGTGACAATCAATTATAATGTGGTTCTTACATCTCAGTATCAACAGCAAATGAACCAGATGGTGACCCCTTTTATGTCGAGAACAGGAGCAATTAATACTTTTGTTGTTCAACGAGACGGCCATATGTATGAATCCTTCATCCAAGAAGACTTTTCACAAAACAATAATGTGGCAAGCTTGGGCGAGGACGAAAGAAGTTATCAAACCATAGTGTCCATTGAGGTGCTCGGATATCTCATCGGAGATGACGTAAATCAGGAGAAACCCAAGATCGTGGTAAGGGAGAACGCCGTCCAGGTTAGACTCCCTCGTGAGCATGTGATTATGGGAGACATCCCAACCCAAATTGGCAAGCGTGGTTTTTATCGCTCGTAAAAGTTCTTTTAGGGACAACTCTTACTATTTATTTAAGAATTATTCTGTAAAGGAGAATACACACTATGTCATCAAGAAAATTTAAATTTGTCTCTCCAGGCATCTTTCTCTCGGAGATTGATAACTCCGCCCTTCAAAGTCAAGGAGTGGGAACACCCATCGGCCCTGTAGTCGTCGGTAGAACGTTGAGAGGCCCCGCCCTCCGTCCCGTCACAGTAAACTCGTTTTCCGAGTTTGTCACCATCTTTGGTGAACCACAACCCGGAGGAAACGGGCAAGATATTTGGAGAGAGGGAACAGATCGACTTGGACCCACTTATGCTGCTTATGCTGCCCAAGCTTGGTTAAGACACAATTCTCCGCTTACAGTAATCAGACTATTGGGCGATCAAGGCCCCAACGCCACATCCGAAGGTTACGCCGGATGGGGAGGAACTAACAAAACAGCCCCTGTTAATTTTGGAAGTGTCGGCGGAGGCACTGATCCCGGCTATGCTGGCTATGGAGGCGCCTATGGCATCTTCACAATGAACTCTGGTACAGTAGGTATTAACGCCAACAACGGCCCCAACCATGGAGCCGTCTTGAGTGCCATCATTTATACCAACAATACCGTGACGCCCGCTCTTTACGGAAGTCCACTCAGTGGAAACTTTGGTTCCTTCACGACGAATGCCACGGCCTCTCAAGCGGTGGTGATGCCAACTAACTCAGCTGGCAACTTTGTGGTAGCTATTGGAACTATTGGTCAGCACGGAGCCGGAACTGCAGATCGTTTCGAATTTAACTTCAACAGGAATAGTGACAAATATATCCGAAAAGTTCTTAGCACCAACCCAACGCTCTTAAACGGTGAGATCACCTCAACAGCTGCATCTCAAACCTATTTCTTGGGTGAGACATTCGATGCCATGCTGAGAACCGGATCTATTGGAGATTACAATCTCGGTGCCGGTAACGTTAACAGTTTAAACACGAATATGGCAAGCTACTCTGATATGAATAATGCCTTTATTATCGGATTGGCCACTCAGGCCGACTTGAACTGGAATGATAAGGCTTTTGAAAAGAAAGAGCCTCAGACAACATGGATCATTGGTCAGGACTTGGGAGACGCAACAGGGTTCAGCTATGACAGCGCTCAGAAGCTCTTCCGACTTCATTCCATGGATCATGGCGAGTGGGTTCAAAGCAATCTTAAAGTAAGTATTGAAGACATTCGCCCCCCTTCTAATGACTCTGACACATATGGAACATTTACTGTTGCTCTCAGAAGCATTGGTGATAGTGACAAAAACCCCATGTATGTGGAAAGATTTAGTGGATGTGATTTAAATCCTAACTCTCCCAACTATATCGCTCGAAAAATCGGTGATAAATATGTGGCTTGGGATTATACTGATGAAAGACTTCTGGAATATGGAAGTTATCCAAATGCCTCTAAGTTTGTTCGAGTTGAGGTAAATGCCGATCTCGACGACGGAGCATTGGATTCTCGTTACTTGCCGTTTGGATTCTTCGGAACTCCCAGATGGAACCTCTTGACGGCAGTTTCCAACTCCCTCGGCACGGCGGTGACAGATATCGGTTCCAACGGTCGTTTGGAGAGCACTGCTATGATAGCAGCGAACAATGATATCGCCATGTATGATGCAAACTTCTTATCGGTTAGTTCATCTGCCTTCGTTGTTGCTAACGTGGGTGGAAATCAGGGGTCAGCCGGCTTCGACGCTGGAACTCCCAACATCAGCTATTTAACTGCTTCCTACTTTATGCCGACAGTCCCTCTTCGAGTTAGTTCGAGTGCCGGCCAATTGGCTGACCCTACGAACGCTTATTGGGGAGCTAGTGTTGGTCGAGCAGCATCGTATAACACATATGATGAGAGCATTGTTGACTTCCTTAGAGTCCCAGGCGCCGACCTGGATCCTGAAAGCAACATCTATCAAGAACATCCTTATGTTTTCACCCTTGATGACCTTTCTGGCTCAGGTCCGACACTTAAAAATCATTGTCAATATGTTTCGGGCTCCCGTGTACACAGTACTACCAATCAGAAGTCTTTGACGGCTGTATATGGATGGGAGGCAGTTTTGACTGGTTCCACTCTTGATGATGCCGAAGGTCACATCGGTGGCTGGGATCGATTTACTACGCTTTTCCATGGTGGATTCAATGGTCTTGACATAACAGAGAAAGATCCGTTCCGTAATAATGCTTTTGTGAGTTCTCCAACTCAGGCTAATGACTATCGTTATCAGACGATTAAGCGAGCCATCGATACTTTGAGAGATCCTGAATTTGTCGAATTTAATTTGGCGACCATTCCGGCCCTCACTCAACAAGATCTTACTGATCACCTCATTGAGACTTGTGAAGAAAGAGCAGATGCTCTTGCTGTTATTGACCTTGAGGGAGATTATGTGCCTCGAACGGAGAATACAGCTACTGCTGCTGCTCGTCGACCCAATGTTGGTGAGACAGTGAGAAACCTTAAGCTTCGTAATATCAATAGTAGTTACGGTGCCGCTTACTTCCCATGGGTCCAAATCCGAGATACAAACAACAGCCAGGTTGTGGACGTTCCACCATCGGTGGTTGCTCTCGGAACTATTTCCAACAGTGAAAGACAATCTTCACTTTGGTTTGCTCCAGCCGGGTTTACCCGTGGAGGACTCTCTGATGGTGCCGCCGGCATCCCAGTTGTGGGAATAAAGGCTCAGCTTACTTCTAAAGACAGAGATAATCTTTATGAAGCAAATATCAACCCAATTGCTTCTTTCCCTGCCGAGGGAATCGTGGTCTTCGGTCAAAAGACCCTTCAGGTCACGCCATCGGCACTCGACAGAGTTAA